TATTGACCTTCTGGCGCAATTGCTCCAGCATTCCAGCCATGTTACCCAACGTGTATTGCTTCATTTCATCGTTTGTCATTACGCTACCTCCTCAGATTCAAACTGAACGATGTCCATCAACTCTTTGACAAGTTCACGACCCTCGTCGGTAAACAGGATGCCCTGTTTCCAAACCCAGTGCTCAACAGATTGGCTGTCGTAGAACGTCTCAGTGGACGTCATCCAACGGAGAGCGGTCTGCCGATCACCAGCGCCGTAGCGGATGGTCTCGGCAACGCGATGCTCAAACTCTTCGAGAGCCCGAGTATCAGCAGCCTGCTCGGCAGCAATCGATTGCTCGATTGACCGCTCGATGTAGCGAGCCTCAGCCCGCAACTCCTCAAGACTCATAGCCTCAAAGTTGTAGTGGCGACCCTTGACGCCGAAAGCGTCCTTGTGACCCTCGTAGATATAGATGATAAGGTCTTCACGCTCTTCATCTTCCGTGTAAACTTCGTCAAGAAAAAGTGTTTCTGTATTGGTCATATCAATCTCTCCTTGTTTTCTCATCATATATACATTATATAATTAAAAAGAAAATAAGTCAACCCCTAAAATACATTTTTTTAAAAAAAAATATTCAATGATATCAATGACTTAGACGGATCCATCTTGATATCGTCATTGGTAACCTCCACATCTTCTTTAACGAAGACTCCAATAGAAGAACCGTTGATGGAGGTTTCACCTTCACGTTTGATATCACCGATAGGATAAGAGCAGATAATCGTTTCAGCGCCAGAGTACTCATCTTCCTCTGCCCATTCTACAGTGTATCCGCTTTCAGTCATAGCGACAACAACACCTTCTGAGATAGGATGCATCACACCCCAGTTCCCGATAACTTCTGTTCCAACTTCAATCATGTTCATCATCAACCTCAACGTTTTGAAGAATGAGTTTGCGCTCAACTTCACGGCGCTTTTGAGCATATTCTGCTTCTTTTGCCATGAAGCGAAGACGCAATTTACAGAGTTGCTCTTTCGTCATTTTATCTAATATACTAATATCAATCTCCTCTTGTTTTCTCATCATATTAAGAGTATACTTTATTTTAAAAATAAAGTCAAGGATTTTTTTCAATAAAAACAAAAAAAAGATTTGTTTGAAATCAACTACTTAGCGTTTTTGGGGAATATTTTTTGGGCTGGGAAATCATAAAAGACGAAAATTTGATCAGACGTTTCAAGACGCTGATTCTTTTTACCTTCTATTTTCTTCAATTTACCGATCTGAGGAATACCAGCCGCTGCTCGTTTTTGAGCTTTTTTGAGAGATTTCTGTTTTTCTTCGGACCACTCGAATCGAATCAGTTTATCGTCGGTATTATCGATGATCCACATAGTGATATATTTCTTTCCGTTAACCTTCGTCACTGAATATGACTTAAAAATAAACTCATCTTTTGGCATCTCATATTTGGCTCGACCAATGAACTGCTCGTTAACCTGAAATGATACAAAGACAGAAAATAGAATGAATGGTACGACAGCATACCTCAACCATGTCTTTTGTACAATAAAAGGAAGAAAACAGATTGCGCCTGTCACGACCCATAAGATCATCAGATTCGTGGTTGTGAACATCATAATCATGGCGCGCCGTACTTCATATATAATTGTTTTGATGTTGCGATTCTTGTCTCATTGTCTGTAAAAATAACGTTACCATTTCGAACATCAAATGACGCTACAAACTTCTCAACGCCCCTTTCTTCAAGATTGAACTTTTTGACTTTAAGAATCTTATATGGATTGACTTGAATGATCTCTACAGTCACATCTTCCTCTATTCCATAACCACTGTAGTAATGTGTGGTTACCGAAAACGATCTATCTGATTTTGAACGAATGCTAATCACTTCACGATTAACGAAGATTTCTTCTTTACTCTCTCGTGGTTTATTGTCAACTGAAGTATCAAGTGTATCATTCCTTTGGCCTAAATCATCTCTATCGAGATTCATTAGAGCGATATCTTTACCATTGAAACTTACGATGTTATCTGCATCATCCTTTATCCACAAATCAATATCGTTCCTGCTTCGATCATTCCATGTTAAAACAATCAAATATTCAGCCTTTGGTTCAAAGGTATTCTTCTTAGCAACTGGATTGATTAGAATAAAAGCAAGTAGAAACAGAAATACGAATCCAATCAGCAGATTGAATAGTAAATCAACGAATCCAAGTGTGCTTTTATATTTACTCGTTTTGTTCACTGTTTTCATACACCACTAACTGAATCTGTGTAAGAGTTGAGCAAACAAGACCAACTAACGTAGTTACCAGAGCGGTGCTCATACCAACTGCCATTGCCTGAATTGAATCTTGTACATTCTTAACATTTGATACATCAAGCGTCTCAAACGCTGTACCAAGCATAAGAAGGAATCCAGCAACAGTACCAATCATACCAAAACGTGTCATTGCTTCTGCAGCAAATGAAACATAATCAACGATCTTATCATTTGTCAGTTCCCATGTTGATCGAGAACTTAACCAACCAACAGAAAGTGTGGATAGAACGAATATAAAAATAATCAGAAAACTGATCTTTGTAAGATCAGCATCATATATCATCTTCCACCAATCATAGTGATACATCAGACAAGCAGCAAATGCAGTCAACGAAAACTGAATCCACCACTTCAACATTGCGTTCATAATTTTGGACCTTTATTTTTTCCAGGTTCACCATGACCTGTTGCTATAATACATGATACTTTTTCAATGTGCGTTTCGACTATCGAAAATGAACCTGATTTAATATTACGAAAAATACCCAACACTATTTTATAGTTTGGTTTACCATTAGGTCCGGAACTAAATCCAAAAAATTCAAAACTACTTTCACCAAACTGATTCAATCTATTCATAACATCATCACTTGGACCACATATAATATTTTTCTGTGTTGGACCAATAGGTGGATGAGCATATACATTACAAGAAAACAATATCACAACGATTGTGGTGATTATTGTTTTCATTTTTTTACCCAATCAATCTAGATGTGAAAAATTCATGTTCTTTATATTTATATGGGTCTGACATAAAGATTTGTGGTAAATCCCCCTCAACAGCAATGAGTATGATATTTTGTTTTACTCTCTCACCATACATCTCTTCTATCATATATGAATATGTTGCACACTGTAGAAAATAGTCTTCAATCCATTCTCGTTTTTTTGTTTTACGAGATGTTTTAAAATCAAGCACGGTTAGTCTATTATTGATTTGACAAACCATGTCTACTCTTCCAGCCAATCGATACTCATGGCTGAATAGAGCACACTCCTGCATGAACACTTTTTGTATTGATTGTGAAAGAATTGGTTGAATATTATAAAACATTTGAACAGCATCTGGCATCTGCCCTTTGATGATGTCTTCTAAACTTACATTATCGATAAAGTCTTCGAGCATCTTATGAACAGCAGTACCACGAGATGCTGATTGGCGACTGATACGATTGGCTTCTGCTTCACCAACCTTTCGTCGCCACTTCATCAATGCTTCTTTCTTTCCGGGAAGATTGCCAAGAGCGGTAGTTACTGATTCGTATAAGACTTCGGAGGGTCCATTTGGTACTCGATACCTGCGACCCTCCTCCGTCGTTATTGCTTCTATGTCGTACTTTTCAAATCTATCTTCATGTATAAATTGCATGATCGATTTTAGCCATAATATAAGATTTCACAAGTTCGCTACGCACGATATCATCCTCATTAAAAGAAATTGTTTTGAATAATGGCAGACCACGAACAATTTTTATAAAGTCAATAAGACCTGTTCTTTGTTTATATCTATGTAGGTCTGTTTGTCGAAAGTCTCCACAAAATACGATACGGCAGTTGTCGCCGATACGTGTCATGATCGAGTCTAGTTCACCCCAATCCATGTTTTGACACTCGTCAACGATAACAATACAGTCATTAAGAGTAATTCCCCGTATGAAGGATGTAGATATAAACTCAACAACTCCCCTACTTTTAAGTGTTTCATATGCGTCTCCACGTCCAAATAATTCTGTAAAGATGTTATAGTATGGTTGCTCATATGCTTTCATCTTTTCTTTTTGGTTTCCTGGTAGAAACCCCATATCCCTTGTTGGGACAACTGATCGTACAATCACTATTTTTTGTTTATGAGAAAAATTGGAGAGTGCTTCTTGTAAAGCGAGATATAAAGATATAAATGTTTTTCCTGTTCCAGCGAGACCTTGTAAGAGAAGATGATTGCCTTGTTTATAATCTTCGAACATTCTTGATTGATTTTTTGTTTTTGGTTCGATATTTTTTAAGGTCAATCCAATATTAACTCCTTTCTTTTTTGCTTTACGTTTTTGTTTTCTTGATAGTTTTTCTTCAAAAAATTTATAGTTATCTTCTACAAAAGCTAAGTTAGAGTGATTGTACATGATACCTCCTGGTAATCATTACAAAGTATCTGTGGCTCTTTTCTTTCTCCATTTCTCTACTGCATCGCGGGTCTTAACAGCCTTAACAGATTTTGCACCATATTGCTCACCGAGTTTGCTATTTGGATTAGCCTCGGCGATTCTTGCAAGTTGTTCCCTCCAACCATCATCAGTACGCAGTGCTTTATTCACTGATGTGCCAGAAACGATATTCATCTGTTTTGAAGGGAGTTGACGGATGTGTGGATTGTCAGAAAGGAATGCCTCACGTTCAGCCATAGACATGAATTCAGTAAACTCTTCTTTAGTTTTTTCATTAATAAAAAAATATGTAGGCATTGCACCTCCTTATATTTGTATTTATTATTATGCTGTTTTACCCAAATACCAGTATGGAACTTCACGATTAGTCCATTTGGCAAACGATGTTTTTGCTACATTGTAGTAGTTACGATACGATTGAATAGGATCATCTGCTACGATACACTCTGGAAAGTTTTTCATAGCAATCGCAAATGGAGTTTGTGGACCTTCTGGGATATTACGAGGAGGTGCCATTAGATAACCACCGATACCATTATTTGACCAAGCACCGTGTGTTTTACCATACCGACGATTGTATTCTACAGCAAGAGCCATATAATGTTGTACATGCCATTTGTAGTTCTCTATTGACTGCATGGTCCATACGGTACAGGGATGACCCATATGCACTGCTTTCATTAGAATGTTTTCTAATGGCCCATCGAGTTTCCAGTATTTGATCATTCGTTTACCAGATTTAGATGGTCGCATTTCCATAACACCATCTAGCATACGATGCGCCGTTGATAGCATCTGCGCTGACTCGGTAACCATTTTCACTACGTGTTTGTCACACAGAGCACGAGCGGACTCTTGGGGGCAATTACTCACTGCAAAGATATTCATAATCAATCCTTAGAATCATAATTAAAACGAAAAGGAGACAACTTTTTCATCTCATCTTCTGTAGGGCGCTTAGTACCAGCGTACACTACCAGATCATCATCTTCGTTTTCATAACATTCAACAATATTATCCTTAGCAAGGACCGAAAGCGCACTTTCAATCATATGATCGAAGTCATATGATCTACGACCAAGATAAAATGAAAGACCAACTAAAGATATTAGACCTGCAAGTATTAGAATATCATGATACATTTTTTTTCTCCTTTAGAATATATATTCATTATACTTTAAAAACAAAAAAACGTCAATGATTTTCCAATATTTTTTTTAACTCTTCTAAATTACTTCTGTATGAATTGCGAATCAATGGTTGATATGACTTATTTTTTTCTGGATAAAAAAACACGAAATCAACATCTTCGTTTTTTTCAATCAACCATCCAATATAATCTAGTCGATTACGAGTATCGATCAGCGAGGCTCTTGTATTATCTTCATACGCATTCGTACCATCAAATAAATTTGATAATGCCAATTTATTATCAACAATCATTGAATCAAATCCCAACATGAACAATTGCTTGTATCCCATCTTGATTGCCTCAATCATCGCATTGACACCAGCATTGGAACGAGAAGTTAAACCAGGTTTACCATTTTTCTTCCAATGAATCTCGGAGGGTTCATACTGTTCATCTTCTGGAGGTACAATAAATCTTTTTGATGGAAAATCAGAAGATTCGATCTCCATTATTATCTTATCATCAATCGCTACAAGATAATCTGGTAAATCATAATTTGGGCTGAACTCTCGATAAAGAGCATTGCAACCAAATACTGTACCTTTGTCTTTTAGATACATCAAGTCAAAATCTTTTCTTGATGATCCGTTACCGATTATAAATGCTCTCTTCTCCATAGGCTTCATCATATTTTTTCGCTTTTGGTTTACGATATTTCTTCACGATTTGTTTGCGTTTGGTGGGTTTCTTATCAAAAGAATATTCATTGTCCCATGACTTTTCACGTCGAAACGTCTTACCCATTTTTCTCCTCTGGTTTCCAAGTTGATGCCAATGCTGGCCAAGCCTCTTCAAATAATTTGCGAGTAATACCTTTATATGGCATTTTTTTATCTTTGATTGACAATACTAGTTTTGCATCATCAGGATCCAACGATTCAAGAAACTGAACAAACTGAGATTCTCTTTGGATAGATTTCATATCCTGATATGGTCCATCTTTTAGAAAGATGCGAAACTTACGTACATTTGCGTACAACGATGTTTGTAAATCCGATTCTTTTGGTTGCGCTTTATATGGTGGATCTCCTTCTGGTAAAACAAACTGATGCTTTGGATTAAAACAAATGTCAACCACTGCTTCAAGTGTTGAATTATGATCCTTCCTTAACGTTTCAATTTGTTCTTTTCGAGACTTAATCTCTGAAACCCTCTTTAAGATTTCAGCCACACTTTCTTTCATTGCCATTTATAACTCCTGGATAATTTCATCTAATTCATTTTTAGTAATCAAAATTAAAAATCGCCGATGCAATCCATTAAATTTTTCAATCTATTCTGAACAAAATAGTTAAATAATTTATCTCTACTATTACATTTATAATTTTCATATTTTTCAAGTACCTGATCTTGAATCTCTTGAGGTACAAAATCAAGATTTACAAGTTGCTCATTACGTCGATAGTTACGAAGCATTCTCTCATTACAAAAGTCTTCCGGTGAATGACCGTTCCAACTATTGATATTTTTAACAGACAAAGGTTTCTGTCTCTTACCAACAACGAACGTATCGTCATCTGATAAAAAGTTAGGAACACCATCACCTCTATCACCACGAAGAATATGCTCATGCATGTAACGAGCAGGGTTGCTACATGTCACAAACTTCTTTTGCATTGGACTGTACTGTTCAACGTTAGCATACTTCTGTAACTGAACAAAGTCTTTATCAGATGAAAGGATCAGAATCGACTCAGATGATCCATTCGTAACACCAAGATTCCCATACTCATGACAGATGGTAGCAATGATATCATCAGCCTCTGCTCTATCAATCTGTATTACCTTGTAAGGGAAAACTTCTTTGATATCATCACGAATACCATTGAGCACTTCAAAGATCATGTGCCAGTCAAGACCTGACTCTTCACGATCCTTCTTACGATGATGTTTATAGTATGGAAAAATATCTCTACGCCAGTAGTTCTTATCATCGCAACAGATAACAAGTTCGCCATACTTCTCAACAAACTTATTACGATATAGACGAAGAGAGTTGAGTACCATATGCCGAACCAAGTCAGGTTCGATAGGTACATTTTTACCTCCAATCTGTTTCATAAGATTGGAAATCATAACTTGATTTAAATCAACGAGTATCATTTTTTATCTCAGTTTCAATTCAATATACTACTATTATATATTATTATGATTTAGAGGTCAATATCTTCTTCGTCTGTTTCTGAAACAAAATTCATTCTATCAATCTCTTCATTCGTTAACACTTCATATACTTTATCGATATGGCTTTGCAATGGATGTGGCATATTTAAAGTACCATAAACCGTTGAACGAAGACACTCAATCGTAAACGAATAACGATCAATGAAACTATCCTCAAAGATAGGAAATCCATGTATACCGATTTTATTGATCAACTGTGTAGCATAGTGATCTACGATCTCATCAATGAATGCTTTCTTATTCTCATCCATAAATTCTCCAAGCTGCTCCTTATCCATAAACTTTGGGTTTGGAGACAGCAAGGGGAATTTGATTACATTGTTTGCTTGTGTCATTTAATTACTTTGAGCAGGATAGTTTCCTTATTCAACCTTCCGTTCATAGATGCTTCTTTTGTATTTATTTCATCCATGACTTTGTTCAAAACTCTTTTACCACCAGTAAGAACAAGAGGTAGAATTTGGTCAGGTTTACGAAGTTTCTTGCGAATCGAGTTTTCTTCATCGTAACCTTGTAGTGTAGTTCCTTTGATAGAGAACCCAGCAGGACCCAGCGCATCGTATCGAGTGAGTACTCGGTACTTGGTGTTGAAAGTCCACAACTGATTCGCTCCGATAATATCGGCAGGATTGATACTGACTAACTTGAACTCAGAAGCATCTTTTTGATATTGTATTCTCGCAATCTGTTTTTGTAAAGATGCAGGTTTCTTTGCACGAGTTTTACGAACAGTTTTCTGATTTTGTGATTGCTTACGAGCATCTTCGACAATCATGCGAACAAAATCAATGAACCGAGTTACCTCTCGTGGTTTCATATGAGAGTAACCTTCAGTGAGTTGTTCGTCAGATTTGGACTTAACCTCTTCCAGTTCGGACAAAAGAGACTCATAGTGATCAGCAATAGCATTCGCTTGTTGCGACTTAACCTCTTTGCTACGTAGCCATGCATACATATCAAACTCAGATTTATATTTGTTTTCAGTAAAAATATCAATCTCGTTTTCTAATTCAGCAATGTATTCACTGATCTGCTCACGAATACGTTCTTGAATGGAAACGACGGGCGCTTTTGGTTTTTCCTGCTTCTTGATTTCAGAAACAATTTTCTTAGCGAGTTTCAGATATCCTTCAATTTTATCATTGAAGAACTCCTGACTCTCACTTGGCAATTTGCAACCATTCGCGATCATGTGAGCCTGATAACAGACAGTTGAACTAATCTTATCGCTTACCTTGCGAAGCTGTGCGACCTCTTTCTTGTTACGAGGATAATTATCGAACAGCAATTTAAGAGCATCCTTCTGGTTGTAGAAATAGTTGTACCAGTTGTATGCCTTAATCATTTCTAAAGAGGTAACTTCAGCATCTGTCCAAGTAGGTTCATCACCAAGATACTTGGTGTCAAAAGATTTCGGTCCAGAACGAACCTTCTTCTTTCGTTTTACAGCAAGAGCACTTTTATCCATGTTAAACGTTCTCCACTTTAACAGTCCAATCGAAGCAAGATTCCATCAGTTTTGCACACTCTTCAAAGGTGGCATCAGGAAACTGAGAAACCAGCATACCGTTGGTATCAAAACCAAGGAACCCGTTACCAACTTTGGTAATTGTCACATCACCTGAACTACAGTTAACGCTCTCCCAGGTCTCGGTGCTACGCCATTCTGCTTTTTTCCATTGCGAAATCAACATTGATATCTCTCCTTGTTTTCTCATCATATATAGAGTATATAATAAAAAAGAAA